TACAGATTGTAGAACAAATACTACCTACATTCAATCCTCAATACACTGTGACGATAAAATCATTTCCAAAAGAGTTTCCAGATTTCAAAGAGGATATCCCAATTGTTATGTTGGGTGTTGCTTTCTCAGATGATTTCGAAGCAGACATGGCACAAAGAAGAACAATCGTATATACGTTGTCTTTTGAGATGAAAGTATCCTTCTTCGGCCCAATCGCAAACTCAACTGTCATTCGAAAATCAATCGCAGATATTTTCTTTCGTGATGCAGGTGCAGAGGGTGACTCTGATATACGTGCAGAAAGATTGACAGTGACACCAAACCCAACTACCATAATCGGAATGCCCGATAGTGACTATGGATTCGATACTCTTATCGATCTTGCCTTTGATGATAGCGCATAAGGAGAAATAAATGCCAATCACATTAAGAAACACGAAAGGCAGTGAACTTACCTTCGCAGAACTAGACGGCAATTTCACTCACCTTAATACACAAATAGATACCTTAACAGATTCTTCTACGGTAAAAACTTTTATTGACTCTTCCTATGTACAAGGGATTGCAGGTCAAACTTACATAGAAAGCATAGTAGATTCTGCATATGTAAACAATAGGACTACAGCTATAGGAGATCTTTTCGATAGTGCAGATGCAGTACAATTAGTAGATAGTAATTACGTACAAGCACGTGTGGGAGATCTGTTCGATAGTGGAGATGCAGTACAATTAATAGATAGTGATTACGTACAAACACGTGTAGACACAGTAAAACTATTTCCATACACAGTCGCTACTGCACCTACATCTGGAACTGAAGGTCAGATGATATATGTAACAGATGGAAACGCAGGAGACGCAACACTCGCAGTATTCAGTGGTGGGACATTTAAGGTTGTATCTACAATAGGTGCCACAATACTAGACTCAGCTGGTGGAGGCGGATTCTAATCCGATGACAAATGAGTGATGATGAAAAAATAAATAATGATTATGATTATTCTCGTGACACTTTATATGAGTTGATCGAAAAAGGAAAAGACGCACTAGAAAATATGATAGAGGTTGCTCGTGAATCAGAGCATCCTCGTGCATATGAAGTATTATCTGGTTTAATTAAAAATGTTGCAGATGTCAACGATAAACTACAAGATTTAAATAAGAAACAAAAACAATTGAATGATGATGAGAAACTACCGCAAGTAGAAAATCAACAAAATAACTACTACTTAGGTTCTACCTCAGATATTCAAAAGATGCTAAAAGAAGATAATGTGATTGATGTTGAAGCAGAAAGAGTCATATCTAGGGAACCCTAACGTAAAGAGAGACGGTGTCCTACAAGAATGGACTCCAGGCCTATTACAAGAATATAAAAAGTGTATGGACAATCCTATATACTTTGTAGAAACTTATGTAAAGGTTATCTCTCTAGACGATGGGATGGTTTCCTTTGTTTTATATCCATACCAAAGGAAAATGTTTGAACAATTCCAAGAAAACAGATTCAGTGTCGTCCTCGCATGTAGACAATCTGGTAAAAGCATTAGTGCATGTGCCTACTTGTTATGGTATGTCCTCTTCAACCCAGAAAAAACAGTCGCAATCCTCGCAAACAAAGGTGCAACTGCACGTGAAATGCTTAACCGCATTACACTCATGTTGGAAAACATTCCGTTCTTTCTTCAGCCTGGGTCGAAAGCACTCAATAAAGGAAGTCTGGAATTTTCTAACAATTCACGTATACTTGCCGCTGCTACTTCTGGGAGTTCCATTCGTGGTATGTCTGTTAACCTTCTATATCTTGATGAGTTTGCTTTCGTAGAACGTGCCGCAGAATTCTATACATCTACATATCCTGTTATCTCTGCAGGTAGAGACACCAAAGTTATTGTGACATCTACTGCAAACGGTATTGGCAATCAGTTCCATAAGATATGGGAAGGATCTGTCCAAGAGATAAATGAGTTTAAAAGTTTTCGGGTAGACTGGTGGGACGTACCAAACCGTGACGAAGACTGGAAACTACAAACCATATCCAATACAAGTCAATTACAGTTTGATCAGGAGTTTGGTAATACATTCTTCGGAACTGGAGACACACTCGTAAACGCAGAAACATTACTTAACCTACGTGCAAAACCTGCTAAGAGATATATGGAAGGTGGTCTACTAAAGATATATGAAGAACCACAAAAAGATCATGATTACATCATGACCGTAGATGTTTCAAAGGGAAGAGGTCAGGACTATTCCACATTTACTTTGATCGATATTAGCGTTCGCCCGTTTGCACAGGTTGCTGTATATCGCAATAACACTATCTCGCCATTGCTCTTCCCAAACATTATTTATAAATATGCAAAACCCTACAATGATGCGTATGTTGTTGTGGAGTCAAATGACCAAGGTGGAGTAGTGTGTAATGGATTGTATCATGATTTAGAATATGAAAACGTGCATGTGGAGTCCTCAGTTAAAGCAAATGCAATAGGTATTGAGATCAACCGTAAGACTAAACGTCTGGGATGTTCTGCAATAAAAGATATTTTAGAAACAAATCGCTTGACAATTAACGATGATGCTACTATATTAGAGATATCAACGTTTGAGGCAAAAGGACAATCATTCGAGGCCTCAGATGGAAATCATGATGATTTGATGATGAATCTTGTTTTGTTTGGGTATTTTGTGTCTACTCAATACTTTTCTGACATGACAGATATCAACCTAAAACAAATGATGTTTCAACAAAAAATGCAAGAAATAGAGAACGATGTTGTACCATTCGGGTTTATCGATGATGGATCTGCAGCAATACAACAAATAGAGAACCAAGATGATCCATGGAGAATAAGAGCCGATGAAACTGAACGCTTTGTGTGGGATAATGATGACTTATCACTGTAAAGTAATTATATTATAAATAATGGTATGTTGACTAATCGTATTATGGAACATATAATTTTTAACAGAGGAAGATAACATGGCACTTTCAACACCGTCTGCTTCGCCAGCCGTTGTCGTCAAAGAAATAGATCTGACTGGTGGCGTTCCGAACGTACAGTCAACTACTGGCGCAACCGTTGGGAACTTTCGCTGGGGGCCTGCAGAACAAAGAGTATTGATAGACAACGAGACTTCTCTTGTCAACACTTTTGCATCTCCAGACTCAGCTAATACCATAGACTTCCACAGCGCATCCTACTTTTTACGTTACTCAGGTTCTTTACAAGTTGTACGCGAGGTTACCTCGGCTGCAAAGAATGCTCGTTCTACTACAGGACAACTAGCAACAGATAATGATGGTTCCTTACCTATGGAACTAGTAAAGAACGATAATGATTTCGCGTCACAGCAGAGCGCTTTGGATTCAGATTCACACACTTTGATTGCACGTTACCCAGGCGAACTAGGTAACTCAATTCAAGTATCAATTTGCCCACCTAATAGTACTGCATTTAATGCATGGTCGTACAAAGATGACTTCGATGCCGCGCCTGGCACATCATCACATGCATCAAACAAAAATGCATCTAACGATGAAATACACGTTGTAGTTGTAGATAATGGTGGAGAACTAACAGGAACAAAAGGTACAGTACTAGAAAGATATCCTTTCGTTTCAATTGCAAGTGATGCTAAAAATGCTGATGGTACTACTAACTTCGCACAGGATATAGTTAATGCGAGATCCGAATACGTCCACATGGTTGGATTCGACTCAGACTATGCCGGCGCAGGTGCAGGTACTACTGCAGATTCTGGTGACAACTTTGCACCAGGCTTAACTGCAGCAACAAATCACACATTCACAAAAGGTTCAAACTCAGGTATACTAGGAACATCTGAAGTCTTGACAGGTTTTGACCTATTCGAAGATAAGGACATCGTAGAAGTTGACTTCTTAGTCGCTCCATCGATGAACAGTCGTACAGATCAAACAACTGTTGTGAATGATTTAATTTCAACAGCATCAGGTCTACGTAAAGATTGCGTAGTCTGCGCTTCACCTGCAAGGTCAGACGTAATTAATTTGACTAATACTGCAACAATAACAACCAATATCACTACAACCGCTGAAACTTTCACAAGTTCATCATATCTGGTAGCAGATGGAAACTTCTTGAAAGTGTACGATAAGTACAATGATCAGTTTATTCAGATCCCTGCCGCATCATCTACTGCAGGTATCATGGCCGCAACCGATTTAAATCGT